CTGGTGTTCTATAGAAACTATCATTAACTTGCGAATATCCTAATTTCAGCGTACTTCTCCACTGATTCAATGCACCACCACGCGGTATTATTGCAAATCTAACTGACCCAGCCCAAAATCTGAACACAGCTAATATGTGTGGTAAATAAGAATCCCACATATGGTCATTTGCACCTCTTTTCCAAGTTCCCATAGGCGTTACATCATATGCAACGCCAGACAAAGCATCCATATGTTGCTCATCTATTAAAGTCAACATATTTGCTAGTTGTTTAAAATCTGTGATCTCATAAGACATAGCCACTCGTCCTAACCTATAAGGTCGTGATGTTCCGCCAAAAGGTTTGTATTTAACTTTCTTAAGACATTTATATGAAGACGAAGGTAGCTCACAATCTCCTGTATCACCACTCTGTGCATACATTTTAGCTGATGATGTAGGCGCAGGATTATCATAGTCTGGTACTCCATATATTGCAGTATGTGATGTTCTAGGACCTGCAAATTGAAAATCTTCTGCACAACTAACAAAAACTTTAAAATATATTGGTAATGGGGTATCAAAACTAGAAGTTAAAGTATTCACCACCTGTAAATATAAACAACCATTAGTAAACTGACCAGTCTGACTACTATCCATATCAAGGTAGTCAAAATTTGAATCCCAAGGAATTATAAAAGAATATTCAGTTTGTTTATTAATATCCACTAGTTCATTAAGTATATTTGAAGTTTGCTCTAAATCTAAGGTAGCAGGATAATTTAAAGTATCACCTGGTTTTGGAACCCAAGCTATACGTAATTTCATTGAATGAAAAGAAGATGCAATAAATGAAAAATGTATTTTTAAAGAACCTCGCCAATATTTAAACAATCTAGCAGTATATCCCAAAGGAGTAGGCCAATACGTTCCTGGCTCAGGTACAAAAAGATAATCTGTATAAGTCAAAGATAATGGGGATATTGGTAATTTATATACCATAGTACCTGGTGTTTGCTGAGCAGTTATTCTTCCAACAAAAACCAACGAAGGATGTGAACAAAACTTCACAATATTAGTTTCGTTAGGGCAACCATTAACATCAGCATAGGTATGTTGTAGTCTAGCACTTTGAGATGCCCCCAAAATACGAGTATTTGGGGTATCATCTACTCTAGCAGTCATAATATTTTTATCTTGAACACTCTTAATTGCTTCTAACGTAGGTGGTATTGACATACCTGCTTTACATAAAGATGCAAGCTTAGTAACTATACTATCTACTGCATTTAAATCTACACTCATTAAAGGTGGAAACTTATCATTATCTGTTACAATTTTTCCTTGCTTAGCTTCTTGTTCCTCTCCTTGTGCAAACAATTGTCCATCACCGCTTTGTGCTGCTAAATTAGGTTCATCAAATGTGTAAGATGAAAAATTTGGATTCAGCACTCGCAACCATAATACTACCTCAACTGGAGCTACATTAAGTTGCTGAGCTGAAGATAAAGGTGCTGTCACAAAACATCGAATACCCCACATCTGCCGCAATTTTCTCAAATTTTCTCCATTATCGGTTAAAGATTGTTTCTTGAGATAATGTACATAAGGTAACACAAATTTAACAGTTTGATGTGCTGAAGGATTAACTTGAAACCACCGCCAAGTGGATGCGTTATAATAATTCTCATAAACAGGATCATTAACTGCTGGTATAGGATATACTGCAAATAATAACCTACCGTAATGAAAATTAGTACCATTAACTCTAACTTCTAATTCAAACGTTGGTCTCCAATATTGTATATGTTTTAATTTACAATACAATATAGTATTATAACA